TGGAAGTACAACGACGAAAAACGTTGAAGTATTACACTCCAACGTTAGTCACGAGTGAGCTTCCGGGTGTTACCACGCGCGGCCTTCGCGGACGAAGGGCGCATGGGTTCTCCCTGAAACCCGTGCACTCTCTGCTTAGTGCTGCTGCCAAATGTAAGAACCTTATTTGGCAACCCAACCACAAGACAAGAACTTTTGTCTCCTCCACTAAAAACAACAATAAAATGGCAGCGTTGTTCTCCAAGCGCCTCCGTTTTGCCCAACATTTCTGGAACCAGTGGGTTATGACCCTTCAGATTGTCTCGGATGTCCTCTCCAACGGCCTGAATCTCGATGTTGCTATTCATCGAAAAACCGCCTATAGGATCGAGCAGTCCCGCCGGTGGATGCTGTCTCTCACTCTTCACTGCTCTCAAGACGCGGTGCAAGAGGCCTTTATGGCCCTCGCACTTCATACGCGTCATCGAGCGGTGAGAGATGTACGACCTGCACCACCCCCGGGGCCCCTCTTTAGGTTTATCCGTGGGACAATCTTCGACCAAATACTCACTGGCCCCACCGGACCTGATGCACTCGCTCAGTTTGGACGCCTCGGTCGTTGCGGCCCCAGTGCGACTGATCGGAAGATAAAGAAGGCTGTGGAAGATCACAAGAAAGCCATGGTGAGCCGGTTTATAACCGACCCGACCCGCCTTTCTTTCTTCCACACCTTCTCCCGATCTATTGCCAGCACTGTGATCGTACATGACCGATCGATGAGCTCCTTTAGTTCTAGTGCATCGTTCGAGTTTTCCAGGTTGGACGGAGGTCAGCTTGAAGAGCTGGCTACTGCTGCCCGCCCTGCAATTTCCTTTGTCGGCCAGACACTGTTCTACGAAGCAACTGGTATTGACGACCCCACCATTGTCTCCACAGGGATGTCCGACGAGGACATCCGCATCGCGATTGATACTGCGATGAATGATTCTGTGGCTATGGCTAAGAGCGGATCGATACCTGTCTATCGTGCTTCGGCAGTTCGTGAGGCCGGCGGCAAAGCTCGGATCGTAACGGCTGGAGCAGCCGCACCTTCGTTCATGGGCTCCGTGCTCCGTCGGAGGCTTTGGCCTCTCGTTGAGGATCAGTCTGTTGACCTTGAATCCTCCGATTCTGCACTGGCTTCCCAGAGTTCTTTCTCGCGATTGCTTGGTTCCAGTCCATGTTGGTACTCCGCGGATCTTACAGCGGCATCCGACTGGATTCCTAGGGACGTAGCACTCGCGATCTGGGAGGGCATTTGCGACGGCGTGGGATTTGAACACGGGGGCGTTGAACACCTTCTTGGCTGCTACCTGCTTGGTGACTCTTGGATAATCTATGAGGACGGAAGTATGGCCTACTCCGTCAATGGCATTCTCATGGGCAATGCCCTCACATGGATTATCCTTAATGTCTATAACCAAGCCTGCCTCGTTCAGGCGACTGGCAGCTTGCGCAGGAGTTTGTTCCGCGGGGATGATATGGTAGCGAATCTCTTTGTGTTCGAGGCGGACGCGTATGAGTTTGAGGTTCGTCAGACCGGTGGAAAACCAAACACTCGAAAGAGCTTTCGCTCTGAGAGTGGGTGGGTTTTCACCGAGAGGACGTTCCTCTTCACGAAAATCGAAGTCCGCGACACTGGGATTCGCTTCCTCCCCTCTTTCAAAGAAGCTGCTCGCCACATCCTTGAGCGCACCTTGGTCGAGGCCCGACGTCTTTGGGACGTACCGCTTCGTCATCTGGCACCGAGGGCAACACAGAGCCAACCCTTTCACTTGTCCCTTGGACCAACGCTGAGTACCGTTGCAGCAATGACACCTTCGAAGGTTTATCGAAGGCGCCTTATATTTGCTGTAATGGGCCGATACTCGTCGATGGTCTATGGGGCACAGCGCAGGGGTTTGGGTATCTTTGTTCCTCGAGAGATCGGAGGTTTTGGACTTCCTC